ACGAATTCAATTCGTACTTTTACTGCTTCTCCTTTTGATTTCACTGTTGTTGGGAACATGCTTTTCGAGGATATGAATGAAAAATTTTATTCAGTTTTTATTAAAACTGCCTCTGCTGTAGGTCTTAACCCATTCGAAGGGGGTTGGGATGAACTCTACAAAAAATTAAAGAAACATAAAAATGCCTTTGAATTGGACGAATCTTCATATGATGCGTCGCTCTTTGAATTTCTTTTTATGCACATTTCTATGTTTCGTTTCAAATGTCTAATTCCTGAGCTCCAAGTTAAAGAAAACTGGGAGCGTGTCAAGAACTTTTATCGACAAATAGTTCATTCTTTTATAGTGACACCTGATGGATTCATAATCCAAAAGAAGACAGGAAATCCGTCCGGATCGATCAACACAATATCGGATAATACGTTAATACTTTATTTGTTACTTGCGTATGTGTGGATCCTTGTTTGTCCCGAGGGGTGGGAATCACATGCTTTGTTTTCAGAACATGTTTCCATGGCTCTTACTGGGGATGATAATACCTGGACAGTGTCGGACTTAGCACTTCATTTCTTTAATGGAAAAGTGGTGGCAGAAGAATTTTCAAAAATTGGAATAATTACAACTTCACCATCATATGATGCTCGTCCGCTAGAGGAATGTACATTTCTTTCCTCGTCCTTTGATACATTTCTGTATGACAAGTGTCTTTATAGACTTGCACCAGGAAAATCCTTAATTGGATTTCAATGGACACCTCGTTCTAATGATCCTATATATACATTTGAACGAGCTCTTGGATATTTGAGAGTTTGTTGGTCTCATGAACCAACGCGTCGCTTTTTTCGGCTCTTTCTTGATTGGATGATAGAAGAGTACGATGACCTTCTCTTTGAAAATAGAGAATGGAATGTCTGTAAAGATAATTATTTAACAGATTTTGAGTATGGAATGTTTTATACTCAACCGTCAGGAGGTACCGTAAAGATGAAAAAGCCTGACAAAAAAGAACTTGAGATGGAATTAATTCCTATGATTGGGTTCATAAGCGAAGCCCGGAGAAAGACCGGACAAAAGCCTAAGGCTGGGAATCAACCCAAACAAAAACAAAATCCTATGCCACGCAAACGTCGTCAGAGAAATCGTCGTCCTGCTGGTCGAGGTCGTGGATTGCAAGATACTGCTTCAAAATCCATGTCCGTATCAGCTCCTGTTTCTAAGGGGTTTATACGAAGGAGTGCGCGTCCACGTATTAATCGT